TTGAAAAATGTGATCTGAGGGTTTCCTGTAAGATAGATATCTTGTGCGCCGTAGGCGACTAATTGCATTAATCCTCCTCCCATATTATGTTATTGTATAGAAAAAAAAAATAATCAAATGAACTGACCCTTTAGTTAGAGTAAGCTAAGCCTCCCATACCAGACATGATACGAAGGACATTATAATTCACTGCATAAATAACATTCGCAAGGTTAAACTCACTAAAGGCTTCAAATTCAGCATTATCAATCCTTGAGAAATTACAGGTCCCCGAAGGCTGATGTTCTTCAGGTTTGAGTGCGAAAGAATAAACACCTATTCCATAGTATATATTTGTACTTCCAGCGACAAGATGATATGTGTGTCCTTTGTCCTGTCTATCATCACCATTTTCACGCGGTCCCGTCCCGCCTAGAGATGAAGATATTTGACTTCCGGAACCCGCGGGGTCGAGGATATTTGTCCCTGTATGATGATCTAATATTTGTGTTTCAGCAAAATATTTGGCGTCTCTTTTTTCAAATCTATCATGACCATTTAATCTAAGGATATAATCTCCTGATAATACTTCGACGAGCAAATCTGATGCTGGCGGATTGGCGGAGGCGTACGGTGCAAGCAAATTACCATATGCTGGTAATGCTCCTTCCGGCAGCGCGCCGAAACCATTCTCAGAATCTATATTTTGTCTTCCATTACTAAATGCTTGTACTCTCACATTTCTATTGTCTATCCCCCAAACCAACTCTTTAACCGGATGATTAAAAGATAATTCTGTAATAGCTTTACCGGGATTTAAATGTTGTTCTTGCACTTGTTCAATCAAGTATTCATGTGATACTTGTGCAAATCTTCTTCTCTCATCAGTATCTAAGAATATGTAATCAACCCATAATGTATTTGAAGTTCCCGATTTCCATATATTAAAGCTTACTTCAGAGCCGTCATAACCATTACTATACATATTCACCGATTCACCTAATCTATGATTTAATATAATCTTAACTTCATGATATTGAAGGGCGATTAATGGAAGAGCTAAACCGGGATTTTTACAAAACCAGAAATTGAGAGGAATGTGTACAATAAGATCTTCATATCCTGCTTCCGCCTCGTCCATTCGCATAGGTCTACGATTTCCAGATGTGGCATCACCAATTGATACCTCACACCCCGCCATTCCAGACATACTTTGAAACAATGTACTATTTGGAATAAAAGAAGCATATGCAGTCTGGTCATAGGTAGCTTTTCCTCTAAAAGTACCACAAACACCATTTGGATTCTCTGTCGACAAATGATACCAAGTATGCATCCATTGTCCCGATTGTTTATCTATTGTCTGCCCACCAATTTCAAGTTCAATTTCATCAATTACTATTGCTCCAGGATTATTAATACCCTTTGCCTGAATAACTCCTCCATTAACCTCTAAATACATTCGATGAACTAAATCACCGCTTCTTGAAAGTATTGCTGTACAACGACCGCTTCTTCCATCAGAACCATCATTGCCATCCCAAGTCTGATCAATTGCTTCAATTGAAAAATTAGTGTGTCTTCGATAGACAGTTTTGAAAAATGTGATCTGAGGGTTTCCTGTAAGATAGATATCTTGTGCGCCGTAGGCGACTAATTGCATTAATCCTCCTCCCATATTATGTTATTAGATAGAAAAAAAAAATGATTAAATATAACTCATATATTTAATCATATAAATGATAAAAAAATTTAGAAATAGATAATTATCTTATCTTATAGACAAGAAAGAATAGATAATTTATTTAGTTGGAGTATGCGAGACCACCCATACCAGACATGATACGGAGGACATTGTAGTTAACAGCATACATCGTCACCGGCTGGCTCGCCAGACCCGCGAAACTAGCAGTGAGCTCAGCATTGTCGATACGCGAGAAGTTGCAAGTGCCAGAAGGCTGGTGCTCCTCCGGCTTGAGAGCAAAAGAGTAGACAGCCGTCTTTTTGTTGTACTTGGAAGTACGGGCCTCACCCTGAGAAGTATTAGTAACTTTATATAAATTGTATTTGCTGCTGCCGCTGCCTACCACCATAGTGGCAATTGTCTCGTTGTCGGTGGTGCGGGTAAATCCCGATGATAATGTGACATCGTCGCTAGTTGGTGTGCTAGCAACACTTGCAATAAATGTATCACCCGCCGCTATCGTCATCCCAGTGACCGTGTCGGTCACTGCAGCGCCCACTACCGTTAATACAAGCGTATCGCCGGCAACGATCGTTGCGCCGACTGTGTCAAAGTCAACATTCAAACTAGTACTGTCAGACATACTTATCTGAGTGGAAGTGGCAGCGCCGCCTGGGGTATACGCAACTAAATCGCCGGCGGTGTTAAGTAAAGTAAGATTGCTAACTGTATTATTAGATAATCCAATTCTTGCGCTAATCGGTAAATTCGGGCGAGGGACAGCAGTGTGGTAATCGAAAGGCTGTCTGACAGTGAAATACGACTCATCGGACTGCTGGTTGAAGCGGTCGTGACCATTGAGCTTAAGAGTAGTGTTGTTCATCGTGCCGCTGGCATCATACGACCAAATGAGCTCCTTAACCGGGTGGTTGAAGTTGAGCTTGAAAGTAGATGCACCAGAAGCCTGGGTAGTCTTCTCCTCTCTCTGGAGCTGCTCAATAAGATACTCGTGCGAAACCTGGGCGAAGCGCCGGCGCTCATCGGTATCAAGGTAGATGTAGTCACACCAGACCTCGAAAGATGGAGTGGAACCATCAGATGTGGTGATTGCTGAAGAAGAACCCTGCTTCATCTTAAGCTTGACCTCGTGGTACTGGAGGGCAATTAATGGAAGAGCAAGACCCGGGTTACGGCAGAACCAGAAGTTGAAAGGAACCTGGACCTTACCAACAGCAGAAGCACCAACACCAACATCACCCTTCATAGCCTTGAGACCAACGGCCTTAGACTCATCCGTGGAGAGCTCCTCCCAAACCTGATTCCACTCCTTGTAGTGACGATCAATTCTCTGACCACCAATCTCAAGCTCAACCTCGTCAAAGAGATTAGAACCCTGAAGAGCAGTTGTCTTGGCAGTATCGAAGCAGGCATAGACCTTGTGAACTAAATCACCATTGCGGGAAATAGTGACCGTGGTGTTTGCACCACCACCCTTAACAGTCGACTCGCCATTGAGAGTCTGCTGAATAGTCTCCATAGAGAAGTTGGTGTGTCTGCGGTAGACAACCTTGAAAAAAGTGATCTGGGGATTACCCGTCAAGTAAATATCTTGTGCGCCATAGGCAACTAATTGCATCAAACCTCCTCCCATATTTTTATACTATAGATTAGAAAAAAATTTTGGGGAAATTAAACACATTAATTTTCTCGATTCTATAAATTAATTGATTTCATAAAAAACTATTTATACAAATCTATTTACTAAATTACTTACATTGAATTTTCAAAATTCTTATCAGCTTCTTGTATCATTTCTCTAACACTTTTGTAATGTTTCTTGTAGTGATTGGGATGTTTTTCATCAAATCTTTCATCGTAAGTACATCCCCACTGCATGGACCCCCCTCCTTCTCTCGCGCCACCCGAGCACAAGAACCAGAGAAGATCCTCTTGTAAATCCCTTGATAATTGACAGTTTGAACCCCTCAACCTATATCGACAGACTTTATTAAACTCCCGCTTGCTTATCAACCCTAGCTGGACTTTATCTCCGCAGGGGGAGACCATATTCTGGTCTTTTCATAACACATTGTTCGTGGATACTACCATCTGGGTAAGTGTATTCACAGATTCCTCCATTCTTAAGAGGATCTCCCCAGTTTATGTTATGACATTCACACTCAAACCCCCCTGTTTCAGTACAAGGTGAATTACATTCATCTATTCCTAGCGTATCGGGTAGAGTGACAATTTGACCATCATCTCTCTTCAGGACACATTTGTATTCAGTTGACTGAGACATCCTTAACTCCAAATAGTATAAGAATGAAAGCTAGAAGATTTGTAAGTAATATAATTAAGTCTCCAATAAATTCAAGATTCATTTTAATTTAAAATAATTTAAAATAATCAAATTTCCATAAAAAATCTATCCTATCCTATCTATTTCTTCAATACCAACCACAAGGTGCGAAATCTTTATGTGCCTCTGGGCCACTCGTGATTACTTTGGAACACCGGATTGGAGCCTGTGAACCTTTAGGTATATCATTGTCTTTACAGAGGATTTTCACCCTTTTTCCTACTGTAAGGTTATTTTTTGTGACCAAGTGTTCTGGGACGATACAATTTCCATAATCTGTCTCTACAAGACATCCCCAATCTGGGACATTTATGCGGAATGGCATAATCTTTTTCACAACACCATTCGCCACAAATCGCCCCTCATTATCCATCGTAAATTCCATCCATCGTCCACAACTCTGAAGTCCACTGAACCTTCTTTCCCCACATTCATCTTCAGTCTTTTCTCGAATATCTTGTGGCCACTGAATTCCAAATGGACGATAATTGGGATTGAAAGTAGAAAAGGAACCATAATTCTCGGGAATCCTCATCAGATCTAAGCGACCCATTACGGGACACCATTCCTCATATCTCCAACACGCACCTTGTTTGTCCTTATCTGGAAGACCGGTCTTCGAGTCGTACAATACATTCATGTAGTATTCTCCGGTTGGTGGACCAGCAGATGCCCGCAGATGATGGAGATTCATGCTAGTGATCTCGTTTTCAAAGAATTTTTCTTCCTCTTCGGTGAAGGTATGAATATTGAGCCATTCATCCATTTCTTCGTTTTCTGGAAGACAAATGATTAACTCATTGGCGTCGATCTCCATCTTCCTAATATCCTCCTCTTGCCACTCCAGAATTTCTTTGATCTTCTCGATGTCTTTGTCCATATCTCCATTCTGCCCACTCGAAACTTCATCAAGACTCCAGCTATCCTTGGCTTCTTCGCGGTCGCACATTTCTATTTCACCATGTCCGGGTCCTTCGCAGTAACGATGCCTGATGGCGAAACCAACAGCGTCGCATGATGGGAAGAATTTCACAGAGAAACTCAGACTATTCACTAGAAGGAGAATCTCTTGAAGGATCCCCCTGGGATAAGTCTTCATGGGATCGAACTGCGTATCTTCCCACCACTTCTTTATTGGCTTGCTTGGCTTGCTTGGCTTGCTTGGTGCTTCCGCCAACGCACCTTCTCCTACCTCTCCTCGCCCCAGAGCCTCCTCTCTATCAGAGACCCAGTCCCTCTCCCAAGGGGTCGGCGCAACAGTATAGTGGGGCATTAAACAAGTGTAAAAGAGATAAAGCTCCTGTATGTTCTCACCACCAAAGTATTTTCAGTTGTTGAGAATCACTTTAAAAAAGAAATCAAATTTCTCATCAAAATAATTTTTTTCGTGTATTAATAGATTATATCTTAAATTAATAATGATTCATAAAAAATTAACTATCTAATCTAAGTGCTAGATATTTGTTCATTCTTCATCGGAACTCTCCACTGATTCATCATAGTCGGTCCAAGAAAAGTTTTCGACGCAGCAACGGTCACTCAGATTCCAACTTGCCTTATCTTCGGGGACCCATTGGTCTTTATCGAAGACCATCTTCCCCATACATATCGCATTCAACTTCTTCGAATAATATTCGCAAATTTCTCCAGTTATACTGTTCTTCGGGGGCTCTTCGCCCTGTTCTAATGGCTGATAGAGATAATTTGTCTCCTTACACCATATCAACTTCTGGCCATCGTCATCATACTCTACACATTCGCCTGTTGCCACCCTTGCGCGCTTGAGAGACCGATTCAAGTCCCTGATACGCATTGCTTCTTCGACTGTGACCCCCCCAATACACTGTTCCGAATTTGATCCCGGAGAAACAAATGTCTCCTTATCAATCCACCACTCTCCGGGACCAATCTTCCTTGGTTCGCTAGACTTCTCGATCTGGTAGTTCTCTCCACGAATAGTCACTGTCAGGTAGGAACTCATTTTCTTAGTTGTTGAGAATCAATGAAATAAAGAAATCAAATTTCTAATCAAAAAAAAATTTTTCGCATGTATTAATAGATTTACATCTTAAATAATATGACAACCAATAATGCTTCATAGAAATTTAATTCTCTGAAATGTTTCTGATGAAGCCCTGTATTATAGACTAATTTGGGCCATATCTGATTGTATGAAAGCTGAACAAGCAATGTCTGGATCAATATATTCAAAGCCAAAATAAAAAATAATGTAAGAGATTTATCATTTTTTACCATTATATTAATAGATAGATTAATTTTTGAATATTTCTTCAGTTGTTGTTGGATCTAATCGAAGATCTAATACTTGCTTTACTGGATTCATAATCTGATTTGTGATATAAAATTCGTAATCAATTTCCAACTTTTGAGATTGTATATAATCAATATGTTCAATTCTATCACCCTGCATGACATTTTTGAGTCTAGGTTGACCTTTTCGAGGTCCACTTTTATATGGATTACTATAATCATATAACATTGATTCTGGTAGTTTATAATACACATACGGGATACGATCATTTGCTTTTGGTTTATTTCCTGGATCTCTTTTAGCCATTCGATCTGCTAGAACTTTATGGGCAATTTGTTGTGGATTTTTATAGTATCCTCTTAATGATTTACTGATTACAAAGTATCGAATATTAAATTTACCATCACGAATATCTTTCAAAGTTTGTTTCAACCAATTTAGAGCTAAATCGAAATCTTTATCAATCATAATTTTTTCAATAACATTTCCAAATACATGTTTCACAATTGGAGCGTTATCTCTTCTTTTTAGAACAATCCCCATTGCTGTTCTTTTGCAATCAATTGTATTGAATTCATATTTATCTCCGGTATATCTTTTCTTAGAGATAAGAATAAATGGCCAGAATGTTTTTTCATATTCTAAATCTTGGGGTTTCGAAAGCAATGGTTTATACTCTTTCCCATTAATTGTTTCTCCTTTAGTTATAAAATCTCCCGCTTTTATTCCGCAATCAATACAGTATTGTAAAGCTTCTTTATCTTTTAATTTTTCACCCGTATTTGGATCAACTGGTATTTTGAATTTTACAAATACAGAATCTGTATCACCATAAATAACATCGGGTTCTTCTTTTCCGTTGGCTTTAGCCCATAATTTAACACCATCGGATGCTACTTCGATTCTTTCACGACCAATTGCTGTTGTACAGGCGGCAATTGCCATCTTGAAAAATGGACTAGTTTTGGCACCTAGTTGACCATAAACAGAATTAGCTGTTACTTTGTAAGCAAGTTGCAAACCATCTAGATTTTTCCTTTTTACTTCATTTGTTTCATTTTTCAATATTTTACGAGTATTTTTTCGAGCAGAAAGAACAAGATTCAAAACATTTGGAATGATACCCATTTCACCCATATTATTCCTTTGCATGAAATCTTTGGTCAGAAAGTAACAAGTTTTCTTGGGTTCTTCTTCATTCAGAATTTTTTCTACGGTATCTCCTTTACCCTTCCCTCGATAAATCCAATTATCATATGTTATTTTATGATAATCTACATCTTCAATCCAATTATTATCATCAATTAATGAAAGATCGTCTATTTGTGTTTCATGAGAAAGATTTTTTTCAATAATCGAACTTGGATAAAGTGAAGCATAATCTAGAACTGATACAGGTTCATCCAAATAAATTCCTGGAGTTGGTTCAAGGACAATTGCTCCTTCATAACCTTCAATTATATAGTCTCCTTCAATATTAATCATATCATACCAATTATCTAATTCATATTGTTTTGGTTTTCTCAAATCATCTCCTTCCATAGCTTTTTGAATTTCTTGTTTAGATTTCCCATCTTTTATCATTTTATGAAATTCTCTTAGTTTTGGTATTTTCTTGATTTCTGGCATCAATGTATTATTCTTAGAACACTGTTTTGCAACAACTGAAGTCACTTTCACACCTTGTCCTCTAAGGAAAATGTAAGAAGCAGGAACAGAAGATACATTTGCCATACCAAGATTATTTGGAATAATATCTAATAAAATTAGTAAATGAATACAAAGTTCACAATCCTGGACACAATATTTTGCCACTTCAGCTCTTCCTGAACTACCTCCATACTTATGCTTATCGAAAATATCTTGTGGAGATATATCATCTTTATTCAGACACCATTCTACTTTATGATATTCTTTCAAATCGATATTCAATGATTCACAAAGAGTTATATCTTGACCATCGATATTTGAAATTTCATATTTCTTTCCATCTTGAAATAATTCTTCACCAATATTTGTATGTGTTCGAAATGAAATATAATCTCCATTTTTCAAATGACCAATTGATGAAACAGTTAGAGTTTTACCTGAAACTTCTTTTAATTTGCCTCTCATAAAATGGGCGGCTACATTATCTAGTTTATATGATTCTAGATTGTTGCCTTTTTGAACCTCTTTTTGAATATCAAAAAGGATTCTTCCATCCATTGTAATATAATTGAGTGTATTATCTCCTAGTGCTGAAGAACTCAGTTCTTGTCTTTTTACAGAGCATTTCTTAGAACGATGAGCATTTGCTTCCCAAGGAGTTGAATCCATTTTACCAAAATTCATAAATTGACTATATGGGCAGGATTTATGATGTCCCCATCGATTACATTTTGACTTTCCACTATGTAATTTAGGACATTCAAACAATATTTTAGCTCTATCGCTGATATATTTGAAATCAAAACCAAAGATATTATATCCAGTGATAAAATCTGGATCAAGTTTTCGAATATAATCCTTCCATTGAATCAATAATTCACTTTCTGTCTTGCATCGGATGACATCAACGCCTTCGATATCATCACATATTTCAGAATCTTCAAGCTCTTCTTTATTTCCAATAACTATTATGTTTCTTTCAATCTCACCAGTTCGATAGTTTTTTGTAACTGTTCCTATTTGAATAATTGGGTCACCTTTTACTATAATTTTCTTATCTTTTTCTGTTCCTTCACTCAGTACATTTTCTATTGTTTTTGCTATGAATTCTATATTCTTATCTCTTTCTTTGGATTTCAAAGAAAGATTAATTAAAGATTCACATAAATTCATATCATTTGACAAATTATAGCAAATATTAATAATAGATTCATCACTAGGTATATCTGATACTTGAATGATTTCTATTGTTGAATGAATAAATTCATCTTTAAGTTCTGTTTTATTAAATGATGCTTTCAACAAAGTAAGAAGATTATCTTCTACATTCTTGTGAAATAGATCAATAGGAACTCCTGATTTCAATATGTTTTGATAAGAATCGAAAATATTCGCTGCACATTTTTTGAAGTTCTTTTGAGCCATTGGAAAATCTCCATGTGAACTATCACACTCTATATCAAAAGCAGAAATACGATAGTTACTGACTAGATCGCAATCACATTTTTCTATTTTTGTCCATTTAGTTGTAATTTCATATTCACATTCTGTAAATAGACCGCTATTTATTTGATTCGCGCCTCCGATTGGTTCGCATGTTACCCATCCAGTCGGGTCAATATCTGTATCATGAATAAACTTAATAATCGGATGAATATTAGATTCATATAGATTAGAATCGCAATCAATTGGTCCTCTTGTTTGTATCCATTTTTCAAATCTATCTTTAGATTTATTTGGTATTTTGTCTATTGGTTTATTGTAATAATCTTTAATACACTGAATTGTTTTCTTCATATCACCCAGTTTAATGTAAGATAATTTAGCAAAATTGAATTTCTGTACCTCTTTTCTTTCACTATTCCATTGAAGACCATAAAATTCTTTGTAAGTTGATACTTTAATTTTCTTTGGTTCGACACATTTAGAGTCATTTGTTTTTATATCATTGAATAATTTTTTTGTATCCTTTTCATCCCAATTATCTGGAATCTTAAGATAAAAATACGGTTTGTAGTTGATAACATGACATATCAATCTTTTATCATCTTCATCAATTCCATAAAGGGATACCGTAAAATTTTTTGTATCCATTGATTCCCCGACATCATCTGAAAGAATATCGACAATTTGAAATTTTTTGTGATCCATTGTTATTTGTTAATGCTGATATTATATTTAAATCAAATTTACCCGGTCAAATTTAATCTAATAACATAATAATGAAGGATTTAACTTTATTTCTACTTTGTATTTTAGCAATTTTCACATATATTTTGTATGGTAGGAAATATCTATATTTATCAAGAGTGAAATCTGAAATAGATGAGAATTATTATTTTGTTCGAAATTTACACAATAAACAAGAAGCATCAAATAAATTATCTGAACTAGGGATAAAATTAGGAGAACTGGTTGATAAATGCAATGCTGATAGTGAAGAAAGAAAAAGAAAAATAGAAAAACTAAAAAAATCATTTAATCGAAATAGTATTACTGAAAATATACCTGGATCTCTGTATGCGGCTTATTCAGTAAACAAGGGAGAAGAATTATCGATCTGTATACGAGATAAAAAAACAGAAGAATTTATAGATAATAATACATTGATGTTTGTTTGTATTCATGAATTATCACATATTATGTCAGATGATATAGGTCATACAACAGAATTTTGGGATAATATGAAATATTTACTACTTGAAGCAGAAAAAGTTGGTCTTTATCAACCGGTTGATTATAGTTCTTATCCAAAGGAATATTGTGGTGAATTAATCGACAGTACACCGTTAAATTTATAATTTTATAAATAAAATAAATAATATATTAAATGAATGATAAATTCAGTGTTTTTGATTTATCTATAGTTCCTATTAATTTATATCATGTTAAATCTAAAGATTCAGAGCCTTTTAAAAAAGAAATAAATCATGAATTAGATTCTGACTGTATATTATTATCAGATACTATAGATATTGTATTAACCAAAATTTCGAAAATTTGTTTAAAAAATACACCTTTTACAAATATTTTCGCATGGATAGATGTTTCTTTATCTCAAAAAGATAAATTAGTAAAAAGTTATCCAATTGGTATTTCATTAAATTCGGATATCAAAAATCCATTTATTGAATCTGATTATGATAGAACATATGTCGATAATGATGGAACATCTAAAAAAAA